CCGTTACGACGGGCGCGGGCGCGACTGTTGTGGCAGTCGGCATTTTCAGTGCATAAGGCGGGGCTTTACGCCAACATTCTTGCGAAGCAGGAGCGTATTAAGGCTGGGTCGGGCGAGAAGATGCGTAAACCGGGCGATCCGGGTGCGCCGACTGCCAAGGCGTTTGTGGAGTCTGCCAAGACTGCCAAGGACGTTAAGAAAGACAGCAAATGACCGCAGCTTGGACGCGCAGCGAAGGTAAGAACCCTAAAGGCGGTTTAAACGCCAAGGGCCGCGCGTCCTACAAAGCTGAGACGGGCGGGACGTTGAAGCCGCCGGTCAAAGGCGGCGACAATCCACGCCGCGCGTCATTCCTTGCGCGGATGGGCGGTATGCCTGGGCCGATGGAGAAGAATGGCAAGCCTACGCGCTTGGCGTTGGCATTACGGGCCTGGGGTGCGTCGAGCAAGGCGGATGCCAAGTCCAAGGCAGCAGCAATTTCTAGTCGTAACAAATAAGGAAACACATCATGCCTATGGACCCACAAAGAATGGCTGCAATTCTTCAGCGCGTACAATTGGCCCGCCCAGGCGGGGCCGGTGGCCCGCCCGATATGCCTCCGCAAGGTATGCCACCTGATATGCCGATGCAGGGCGGTCAAGGGCCTGGCATTCCAATGCAGATTCAAGGCGTGATGTCGCCCACTGGCGCACCGATGGGCGCTCTCCCGATGAGCGGCCCAGGTGGCCCGCCTCCTGGGATGGCTCCGCGTCCCATGATGCCGGGCGGGATGCCGCCGCGTTAAAGGGTTAGATTATGGCCGATACGCGCAAAGACGTTTTGCAAACACAGTTTAATTCTTTTCGCCCTGATGGCAAGCCAAAGGGCAAAGGGTTCTTTGGTGAACTTGCTAGGCCGGACAAGCGTGTAAGTACGGAATTTAGCATAGGCGTACCAATTAATGGGAAGGAAACCTTAATCCCATCAATGGTGCCTACGCTAAACAAGGCAGAATTAGATGAGATTCTATCCTTGCCAGACGGCAAAATACCCTCTCTGTCAATTAGGAAAAAAGCTCAACTCCATGCAGAAGAACGCATAAAAATGGGTTTGTCAGTTTTTGCCTCTCCTGACGAAGAAGGTCAATCCATAGTTCCGATAGAATAGGGTTTAGACGATGGCATTGGAAAAAGCAGACTCGACTGTCCAGAGGCTCTTGGGCAGCATTAATGCGTACAATGCTGAGTTCAAGAGGTGGGAAGCGCGGACCACAAAGATTATTCGCCGCTACCGGGACGACCAAGGCACCGGCACCAGCATGGTAAATGAAGCCGCCCGCTTCAACATCCTCTGGTCCAATGTTCAAACGCTAGTCCCGGCTGTGTATGCCCGTCTGCCCAAAGCCGATGTCTCCCGGCGCTTCGGCGACAACGACCCAGTGGGCCGCGTTGCGTCCTTGCTGATCGAGCGGGCTTTAGATTACGAGATTGAGCATTACCCCGACTACCGTTCAGCCATGCGTCATTCGGTTGAGGATAGATTCCTTGGCGGGCGTGGCATTGCGTGGGTGCGCTATGACCCGCATATCAAACAGCAGGATGTTCCCGAAGATGGCTACCAAATCACCGAAGATATCGAAGAAGGCGAAACCCGCGACGTTGAAGGCGACATCAACAATCAAACCGCCGGAAACGAAAGCCCGCCCGAAGAAATCGAATACGAGTGCGCTCCTACCGATTACATTCATTGGCGCGATTTTGGCCATACTTGCGCGCGTACTTGGGAGGAAGTAACCCAAGTCTGGCGCTGGGTGTATATGTCCAAGGATGCCGTTACGGAACGCTTCGGCAAGAAGATCGCCAAGAAGATTCCGTTCAACAAAAGCCCGGACGGCCTGACCAAATACGGCCAAACATCAAAGAACAACGACAAAGCCAAGGTTTGCGAACTGTGGGACAAAGAGACCAGCAAGGTCTACTGGCTCATGGAAGACTGGGTTGATCTTCTCGACGAGCGCAACGACCCGCTTGGGCTTGAAGGGTTCTTCCCATGCGCGAAACCTTTGTTTGCGACGACGACAAGCGACAGTCTTGTGCCGGTGCCTGATTTCATTCTGTATCAGGACCAGGCCAACGAACTCGACATCCTGACTGACCGCATTGACGGTCTGGTCAAATCTCTGCGCGTCCGTGGTGTGTATGACTCCTCTCAACCCGCACTACAGCGTTTGTTGACTGAGGGCGACAACAATACGTTGATCCCAGTCGATAAATGGATGGCTTTCAGCGAGAAGGGGGGACTCAAAGGCAGTATTGACCTTCTCCCCATCGAGACGCTGGCCTCCGCGCTTATCAATTGCTACCAGGCGCAAGCCAACATCAAAGGGCAGATTTACGAGATCACCGGCATCTCTGATATTCTGCGCGGCGCTGGCGCGGCGTCCGAATCCGCCACGGCCCAGCAACTCAAAGGGCAATATGCCGGGCTGCGACTGCGGGCTATGCAGGAAAGCGTTGCGCTATTCGCAAGCGAACTTCTCCGCCTCAAAGCGCAAATTATCTGCACCAAGTTCCAGCCGGAGACAATCATGCGCTTGGCTGCGGCTGAACAAATGTCCCAAGCCGACCAGCAGATGATCCCGCAAGCCTTGCAGTTGATGAAGGACAATCCGCTCCGCTCATTCCGCATTCAAGTTGCTGCGGATAGCTTGGTCCAGCTTGATGAAAACCAAAACAAGCAAGACCGCATGGAATTTATGAATGCGTTCTCCAACTTCCTGCGGGAAGCTATCCCGGCTGGTCAAGCTTCGCCGGAAATGGTGCCGTTGCTGATGGACATGATGAAGTTTGGCCTTGGCGGGTTCAAACAAGGCGCGGTCATGGAAGGGACTATTGATGCTGCTTTGCAGAACATGATCCAAGCTAGTGCCCAGAAAGCGCAAAACCCACAGCCCGACCCTGAAATGATTAAAGCCCAGGCGCTTCAACAGTCCGCCCAAATGAAGGTTCAGGCCGACATTCAGTCCCAGCAAGCCCGCGCTCAGGCTGACATGCAGATCGAACAGATGAAAATGCAGATGGAGGCGCAGCTAGAGACGCAACGCCAACAGCACGATGCCCAGCTTAAGATGCAGGAACTTGCCGCCAAGGAGCAGTTTGACCGCTGGAAGACTGAACTGGACGCGGCCACCAAAATCATGGTCGCCCGTATTTCCGCCAACCCAGGCATGGACATACCAATGATCGAAGCCCAGCAGGCGGCGGCTGACACCATCACCAAGGAATTGGGCGATAACGTCCGCATAGCGATGGACCAGATGACCAATGCCCAAAACAACATGGCGAACATGCACGGCGAATCTATGCAGAAGCTCCATGCCGTGCTTCAAGCCGCCAATGCGCCCAAGCGCATCATTCGCGGGCCGGATGGCAGGGCAATGGGTGTTGAGCCAATGCAGCCGCCGCAGGGGATGGTCCAATGATCACGACGACCAAAGGCGACATGGACGAAGCGTTGCTGGAAAAACGCGAAGGCCAGATTGAAAACGACAATGAGACAACCGTTTGGGTTGAATACTGGGATGGTGATGAACTTGTGCATCGCTCGGTCCACGTTCGGCTCAAGAAACCCATGATTGCTGTATCTGAAATCGGAGGCTTTTCGTGAGCAATACACAAGCAATGGCAACGTCCTTTAAGGGCGAAATCTTGTCTGGCATTCACGCCTGTGGCACTACTGTCATCAGGGCTGGCACGGGGGCGGACACGCTCAAGGCCTCGTTGTATCTAGCCTCGGCGACAATCAATGCTGCTACAACGGCCTATACAGCGACTGGCGAAGTTTCCGGCACGGGCTACTCGGCGGGGGGCGTCACTGTCACCAATGCCACGGCCCCGACAACCAGCGGCACGACTGGTTTTTGGACGCCCTCGGCCAGCCTGACTTATACGACGGTTACGCTGGCGACTGCCTTTGATTGCGTTCTGATCTACAACTCAACCCAGAGCAACAAGGCTATTTCGGCGCACACGTTTGGTTCGCAGACCGTGACAGCCGGGACGTTTACGCTGACTATGCCGGTTAACGATGCAAGTAATGCACTTATCCGCATCGCGTAACGCCAATGGCGCAAGGTCCGTGGGACACAGGCACCTGGAATGACGCTTTTTGGGACAGCCTCCCAATCACGGGCAACTCTGCTACGGGATCACCGGGCAGCGTAGGCATAGGCGAGCGTACCGTTGCCTTGACGGGCAATGAAGCCACGGCGGCGGTTGGAACCGTTACGCCCAGCGCCGCAATTGCCATAACGGGCGTCCAAGCCACTGGCGCAGTCGGGACAGAAGGCGACAGCCTTACCATTGCGCTAACCGGCATCGAGGCCACGGGTTCAGCCGGGACTGTCAGCCACGGCGGCATCTCATTTGACCTGACCGGCGTTGAAGCCACGGGGGCGGCTGGCAATGTCATTTATGTTCCAACCCCGGTTATTGTGGTCGATGACACCCATGACGGCGACCATCGCAAAAAGCAAAAGAAGCGGTTTGACAAGGAAAATCAACGGCTCAAGCAAAAGCGTAAGGATATTGTTGCGGCCTACGAGCGTATCGTCGAAGGCAAACCCGACATTGCCGACGAAATTGCAAAGCCTTTTATCGTAACTGATCTTTCTAAAAAGGCTGAAAACGGAAAGCCGAAGATAGATTACGACAAAATGTTTGCAGATTTGAACAGAATTGAACGGATTTGGGCCGAATATTTAGAAATGGATGATGAAGATATGCTGGTGCTCTTATGAGTAAGTATCGCGCTCTCTACGATAGCCAGGGACTAAAAGCAGAGTTCCAAGACGGAGAACTTGTCTGGTGCAGGCAAGAACTGGTTGCAGGGCAGAAAGCTCATTACAATTTAATTCTTGACATACAACCATATAAAAGCATGGTCGATGGCACCATGATTACTTCGCGGTCCCAACATAGAGAGCATCTGCGAAAACATAATTGTTTTGAAGTTGGAAATGAGAAAATGCAGAACGCCCCGCCGCCCACTGCAAACAGTCGCCGCGAGATGCTGCATAGGCGCTTAGGAGACATGAGTGACCGTCAAGCCAACGTCATTCTAAACCAGCTTAGGAGAACTTGAACTTGGACACCCAAGATCAAATTGTTACAGACGAAGACAAGGGCGTAGACCGCAAAGAACTGTTGAATCAGCAGTTTGATGAAGTCGAGACAGTCGAACCGCAGGGCAAGCAACGCGCCCAAGACGGCAAATATGTAGCCGCCAAGCCCGCTCCACAGGCAGAGCCTGATGCCGAAGAACCTGTCTGGAAACGTCCGCCATCTAGCTGGAAGCGCGATTACCACGAAGTCTGGCAAACCGCAGACCCCCGCTTGCAGGAATATGCCTACAAGCGTGAGGAGGAAATGCGGGCTGGTATTGAGCCGCTGCGGTCAAAAGCCCAGTTTGCCGACCAAATGAACGAGGCTATGCAGCCTTATATGCAAACTATTCAAGGCCTTGGTATTGATGCCCCCCGCGCCGTAAGGGCGCTGATGGAGGCCGACCATGTGCTTCGGAATAGCCCGCCAGACCAAAAGCGGGCTTACCTTGCCAATCTGGCGAGGTCTTATGGAATTAATTTGGGAGAGATTGATCCAAACTCACAGGGCGGACCAATTGATCCCAATTATTATGCTCTGCAAAATGAACTTAATAACATTCGCGGAGAAATGAACAATCAAAAACAGCAGCAAGAACAGGCCGAAAACCAATCTCTGCTGGGTGAAATCAATAACTTTGCCGGTAAGGCAGAGTACTTTGAAGAAGCGCGTCCGGTTATGATCCAACTCCTACAGAGTGGAGTGGCTGGCACGTTAGAAGAAGCGTATGAGAAAGCAATTCGCCTTAACGATGATATTTTTTCGCAGACCCAGCAACGCTCACAGGCAGATGCTGCGGCTCAGAAATCATTGTCGGCCAACAGGGCTGCGAAAGCAGCTAAGGCGGCAGCGGTTAGTGTCAAAAGTTCCACACCCGGCACCAAGACGACAACCAAAGCGCAAGATAGACGCTCTATGCTGCTCGAACAATTCGACAGCGTGAACGAGCGTTTCTGATCAACTTGAAAGGACTATCCAATGGCTTTCGCCAATAGTTCGATCAGCGACATCATTGCGACCAACATTCAGAGCCGCAGTGGTGAACTGGCCGATAACGTGACAAACAATAACGCGCTCCTTCGCCGTTTGAAGGATCGTGGCAACGTCAAGACGTTTTCTGGCGGTAACGTAATCCTCCAGGAAATTATGTACAGTGACAGCACCACAAACAACACCAACAGCTACAGCGGCTATGAAGTGTTGAACGTGTCGCAGAACAGCCCAATCTCGGCTGCTCAGTTCTCAATTACTCAATACGCTTCGGCGGTCACTATCTCCGGTCTGGAAATGATCCAGAACTCCGGTAAGGAAGCCATCATCGATTTGCTCGACGGCAGAATGAACGTCGCCGAAGCGCAGTTGGCTAACCGCATCGGCGGCGACATCTACCTCGACGGCACAGGCAACAGCGGCAAGAACATCACCGGCCTCGGAGCCGCTGTTCCTGACGCGCCGACTTCTGGGACTTATGGCGGCATCAATCGCGCCACATTCTCATTCTGGCAGTCGGTTGCCTTTTCTGGCGTGACCAACGGCGGCTCTGCTGTTACTGCCTCGAACATCCAACAGTACATGGATTCTCTGGCCGTGCAGCTTATCCGTG